CCGACAAGAACAAAAACAAAATAGCACCCACACAGTAGAAACTTATCTCTAAGTTACAATGGGTATATATAGCAGAAAAACTCTTGCAAGCCTACTGAGTCTCCAACCAATGTAGGGTCAGAGTTAATAATGGCACTAAGGAAAGTTCTAGACCGATTCTTGCACTCTTCTATTACTGTGTCCCAAAATCTACTCTCTCTGTAAAATTCTCTTCCTGCATCAACTAGAATTTCCTTGAAAGAAAACATGTCATCTTTCAGATTTGCTTCCTGCTGAAAGAACACATTCCCAATTCCTGAAAGCCCATCGTCAACCTCTTCCTCTGAAGGATTGGGCTCCCAGAACGCACCTAAAATCTCTTCCATCTTCAGGCTACTTATATCAATGTCGCCTGGAGCCTTCTGATCTTCTTCTTCTGAAAAGACTTCATTGTCTTCTAAAACAGATGCCAAAGCAGAGATCCTGTCAATGCCCATGGTTCTCACTTTGCCCAGGAAGGTCTTCTTTAACCAGTCTCTGTCGAAGGCTTCTGCTTTGAAAGAAGATAGAGAATTTCCAAATCTAGTCTTCCTGAAGTTAAAAACAAAGTCTAACGGCAAAGGAATGTTCTTTAGCCAGTGTTCTTCTATAGTATTCATAACTATCTCTTCTTTTGCAAAGGGGACATTTATCCTCGTTGGCCTAGGCCTTACTGAAAGTACCGTAGTTCTGCCATCTGAAAGCTCTATTTTCCCTCTACTACAGACAACTGACAGTCGTCTAGGATTGATTCTTATGTCTGACTGATTCTTTATGATCACTGGAATCCCGACACTCTTATGGCTCAGAGTCATTCTGACTGTGTCAAGCCACCTCGAAACCCCTAGGTGGCTCCTAGACGGCGCTGGGCTGCCCATTCTTTCATATGCTGTTTTTACACTGGAAGAATTGTTTGTTATATTACTGAGCTCATCTGTGAGTATAGTTAGTTTCCCTTGGGAATCGAGGTTAAATATGACTAAAGAACCAACATTCAAAACAAACTGTCCTGCTCCGTAAAATTTCTGTGTCTTGGGGTTCATCTTTTGCTCAGAAGTCCAAAAAGCCATAACTCCAATGCCTGATTCTTTGATTACTTTAGAAACATTGAATTTTGGATTGACTGCATAAGATTGCATGACTGACATCTCAAAGACGTGAGCTTCCATAACTGACCTGGTTACTAAGGCTTCTTCTGGAGAAGAGAATATTGGGGAAGTCTTCAGAATTTCCATCATTGCTCTAGAGCCCACGTCAGTGTATGGTCCAGAAGCAGCTCTCCATAAAAGAGTCATCACTCTAGAAGATCTTATGAGTATTTCATCCATGTTTATATCTAGAGCTGGGAACTCTTCGTTCCTGCTTTCTGTTCTCCTCCTCCACCGCAATCCTCTGCCTGCAGAAAATTCAAAAAGTTCCGTCACAAGCGACCTGTTATCTGCACACCTTTTTGAAGAAGTTATGACACTGACCTTGGAGCTCATCTTCTTTTCTTTTAGGATAAATCTCAAAAGAGAGAGCTTTGTGAGGAACGGACTTTTTTCAAAGCTTTCTTCAAAAGTGTCTCTGAGCCAAGGACTTTCTTTCTTATGAGATGCAAAACTCAAATCAACCTCAAATTTGCTTCTCCCTGAACTGATGCCAAACCAAACTTCAGTCATAGTAGTCTTTAAGTCTAATACCAGTGAAGAATAGCTCTTTGGTCGTTCAAATATAACAGACCTCAGCGCTGTTCTAGGAGAGATTTCTGACTTATAAAAGAAGTCGGACGAAGTGCTAATGCACAGTTCTAAAAAGAGCCTGTTAGGGAACCAGTCCCTCTGATCTACATCAACCATCCCTGATTTAACTCTCTCCTTCACTTTCTCAGAGATAAGGTTCAAGAACCCATTTAGAGAAACCTTCTTGATCACAGAGGTTGTCTTGCCTTCAACTGTCTCAGACTCAGAGATAGTGAGACATTCTGAGTTCAGAATGTATACACTGCTGGAATGAAGCTTACTCTGAGAATGGAACATTAATGAATTTCCTATTGAGGGACTGCTAGTCAAAAAGTTAAGCTTGGTCAGCAGTTCTTCTCTCGTTTGAGCTCTTCTGAAGATTATAGACGGATCCCTTTCTATCTCTTGTTCTAAAGCATCATTGGAAAATCCTAAGTTCTCTCTGAGACGCAAGAATCTCTTCCCTTCACCGAACGAGAGGTTTCCAGTTGAAACTGCTCCATCTTCATAACATTCAACAAGCTTTGAAGTTCTAAATAGTTCTTCTATGGCTTTTGGCTTTAGAGACTTGTACAACTCATACTTACAAACTTGGACACCTGCTATTCCACAAGAAACAGGAGGCTCTATCAGGAATAAGCCCAAGGAATGATGAGGATTTTTCTCCAACCTAGACAAGAAATCTCTAAAGGATGATTGGCTCCTCATGCCCAAGCAAATATAGTAATATTCCATCTGAAGTGTCTGGACTTGAGAAGTGAATAGAGTGCCACACCCATTTTCAATCATAGACTGCCTGGCGTTCGACATGAAGTCTTGTCTAGCGTCTAAGTTAGGGACACAAGGCATGAGGAGAGACGGCCAAGCAAATTTCAAGTGGATTCCTAGCAAAGTGTTTTTCATTGTCCAAACTGAATTGAACTCTCTTATTCCATTTAGAATGAATCTGGCACTCTTCACGGAATCGAGAGCGTTTGCTAAGGGGTAACAATCAGCAGAGGCAAGAGATACTGCACGCATGACTATCTGTTTCTTTTTGTCCGATAGACCAGGGTCCCCGCCAATCACGCTTATATCTCTTGAAGAGTCATCAGAAGAAATCCTGTCAGTTATTACAACTTTTGCTTTTAAAAGGTCCGAAAGAACTGTAATGGACATATTCCGAGTGTATTCACATAAGCAACTATGATACAAAGAACTAGTGAAATGGAGGATTCCTTGCATCATGTTACAGTTGTTTTTCATGAAAATTTTCCCCTCATCTATCAAGTCAGAGTGTTCAGACCTGCCAAGGAACTGATCCCTGAGTTCTGTCATCTCTGAGTTGTACAAGGGCTGATCTGGAAGTGAAGTCATTTTATCTAATAAAGCCTTTGGGAGCTCTAGTTTTTTTCTAGTTATCAAGTTCAGCATCCTGCAAAAGGGTTTTGAGATCTCAGGAGGGTACAGAACTGTGGCCATTAAGCCAAATGATGTCATGACAAACTGCTGGCACCATGTCGTAGCATCTGAAGCATCGCTTGAAGAGATGACTTTCTTTGATCCCGCTAATCTTGAGACCTCCTTAAAATGTGAGTCTCCTCTTTTCATCTTTGTTGTCCCCTTTGAGAGCATCTCAGATGGAACTATTTCGCAAGTTGACCTCACAAGTGACTCGAAGAAATTCACCAGAATCCTAGAAAAAATGTCCAATATGAAAATTTCCCTAACCCCTGTTATCTGCAACTTTTTAAACAAGTTGGCCCAAACTCCTCCTCTTTCTTCTACAATCTGAAAAATCTTCTCCAAGTTCAAGAAAACACTTTCATCGGTCATGTCGAGGACATCTATTACTTCTCTCACTGCCTCCAAGCACTTTCTCCTGCCATTAATTCTTTCGTCAGGAGAGTACCACTGGTTTTCTGTTATGACAGCGCTTGCTTTTGTAGTTGCAAATTTGAAGATGCTTTCTCTGGACAACTTCCTCATGATCTCTGTTTTACAGAATGTGTGGAAGCAACCCTTCTGCTTATCTAATAGAACCTTCATGTTGGCGGACATCCCAGCCACAAAATTAGAGTTAAATTCATGAGACTTGAGGTCTGTCTCACTGTTTCTCCACATATTTTCTTCTCTGACTTTCCTCATTTTAATCTGCTCTGAAATCACCTTGTTGAAAATCTGAAAATAGCCATGAAACTCACTGCCTTCATCCTTGTTGTGAACTTGAGACATATAAGAGAGGTATAAGCAAGTCTCAAATCTCTTTATTGGATTTAAGTCGACCCACGAAAGCAAACCTTTGAAATTGTCTTTTGAAACATCGTCATTATCTGTTTCTCCTGAGTCTGACAACCCTCCAAAAAGAGAGAAACACTCTATGACTCTTTTTTGACAAAAGAGCAATAGCCTGCTCTTAGGGAATTTTGTCATTTTTGACAGGACCTTCAAAGGGTCTTGGTCTACTTCTGAACCTGAAGCACAGCTCATATAAGAATAACGAATTAGCGAAAGATCAGCAGCTGTTTTCTCCTTATCTTCTAAGTAGATTAACAACGACATCAAGAAGTGTTTGTCCGATTGGACTGTCACTTTCCCAACTGATCCATTTGTGCTGATTTCTGAGGTCAGCTTCAGTAAGATTGCCTTTAAATCACAGGCTAAAGTGTTTGAAATTTTGTGCTCGTCGAGGAAAAGGAAGTCGTATATGTGCAAGTTTTTAAAGCTGTAAGAAGGTTGCTTAAACGGGAGAGGCAACACGTCATCTGATAAGATCAGAGCAGAAAACCTGATCCCTCTCCTTTTATTAGTAGGCTTTGCCAGAACGCACACAGAAGAGTCCTTGAAGATTTTAAGGATAAACTCTCCTTGAGAACAGTTTTGAGACAGAGAATAGTTCATCTCTTCTGAAATATCAGACAGAAGCCTCAAAGCAGAAACGATTCTCATTGATTTTAGCTCTCTCATTCTATCATCCTGAATAGACGAAGGGTCTATTGCGAATTTTTCCACTAATTTGTGAACTTTCTCAAGGGTATCGTCTCTAGGCGTGCTAACAGTATTCAGATAACTCTTGGCATTGGCTAAGAAATCACTTATGTCAGAAAGGTCACTATCCCAGGAAATTGTCTTTCCCTTGGTTCTCTCAGACAAGCTCTTTGATTCTTTCCCATACTCTTTCTCAAAAGACCTTCCTTCAACACCAAACTCTGATAAGTAAATTCTCTCTGACTCATCAAGTGAAAGCTGGACTCTGAATCGATTCTCTTTGGGTGCATCCAGGGTAGATTTAGTCAAGTAATTTTCTTCGAAAGAAAGTGCTTGTCCTAACGCGGATCTCCACACAGTACATAAAGGAGTTTCTCCTAGTAGTGGCATTATAGTTTCTAAGTCAGCTTTCTTAGCATAAGGTATAGCAACAGGGTACTGCACCACAGCTTTATTGCTGAGGACAGCATCAGGATCTCTCCCTGATAAAAACTTAGCCAAATGGTTCTCGCACTTTTCTGAGAGCAAAGTCCTACAGCTCTTTCCGTCCCTTATCTCTTGTGATCTTTGAAACTTTTTAGAGTAGTATGAGATCTCTTTTTGAGCTTGTCTCTTTGCAAGATTGACAAAGATCTTGAAGTTTTCCTCATGGTTTGGCTGCGCAACCAAGAAGCTCTCATATATTTTTTCTGAGATTATTGGTGCTTTGTCATCTGGAAGCTTGAAAGGAGAGTTCAGGACCTTAAGCATTTCTCCTGAGGAGCCCATTTCTTCTTGTTCTGGGAACTCTACGCCTAATGCTCTAATTGACTCTAAAATGGAAACCCCTAAGTTATACAAACTAACTATCTCATTTACTTCACTTATGCTGAGCTTGAGATTTGAGACTATACAACCAAGGGAGACAGAGAGGCCAAAATAATTGATGTTTGGGAAACTATCTGATCGATTGTGAAGAGCTTCGGAATATTGACCCAGTGATTCATCAAACTTCTTTGAAACCAGTGATTCTCTGTTTGTTGTTTTTATTTCTACACACACATAGACTTCTCCCATCAGAGCTAGGAAGTCAGGTGTTTTGTTGTCAAACCTGTCAAAATTACCAAATATGGACCTGAAGGGCACGTCAGAAACTCCAAAAGTGCCATAAGAAACTAACTCATGCGGGATCTTTGCCCAGTCTGAAGTCTTCATTGTAACAGTTCCGGAGTTAGGTTCGCTGATTGCTGAGACTGAACTAGGAACTTCTGAAAGGAATTCCACCTTAAGGGAGTCTCCATCGATTTCGACTCCTCTAAGTTCCACTTTAGCTATCTGCACGCTCCTTGCCCTGTAGAAGAAAGGAGAAGGACAATGAAAACCTGTCGAAATATTTCTCTCAAGAATGGAACTTCCATTCGGGAAGCAGCCATAGTAATCTTCTTGAGTGTAGTCTGATGTTCCTCTAAGTTTCAATAAGTCTCCTTCCATTCCTCTGTTATAATAATTTTCTCTTGTCG